TCCTCAGCCGCGCCGGGATATGACCCTTCTTCGGTTTCCTGTTCTGCGGTTTCGCCATATTGTTTTTCAATATCGCCGTAACCATATTCTTTACACATACGAGTTACTTCATCAAGAGCCTTACGCGCACCAGCGTAACGTTCCATCATTTCTTCGCGAGATGGAACTGCCTTGGCTTCGCCGTTCATGGGCATTCCGTCTGCTTCTTTCCGTAGGGCAGATTTTCTAGCCCGTGACTTGCGCTCTTTCATAAGCGGTTCCTCTTTCCTGTTCCGTATTACTGCGGATTTTGTAGAGTCAGTAAATGACTCAAAATATGCTTCTAATTCGTCATAATGGTCATCAAGTTCTCGCGCTAAGCGATTCATGGCTTTGTTATCGGAATTAGATAATGACCGAGAAGCATCATCTAGTCTTACCATGGCTTCGTCAATACGCGCTAGATGGTCTCCGTCAGACTCGGCATCTCTAGCGCCTCTTAGTGCGCTTTCCGCTTCAGCAATATCTTCCTGAGCGTCATAAAGCAGGTTTTCATCCTCTTCAGATAAATCCTCAATAAAATCTTCACTATCTTCATCAACCATATTATCTAAAGACAAAGCCGAATCACTTATGGCATCTTCTATATCACCTACATGACTATCGTTACGACCACCTGCTATTTCTGAGCCACCGCCTTGTGCTTCGCCTTCTGGTTTCTCGCTACCACCGCCACCGCCGTGTGGGTTATGGTCGCTTTGGTCATGGTCGCCATGCTTCTCAACCAATTCCTCGGTCTTAGCAAGTGTCTTTTGTCCTTCTACTGATTTCGCTAAAATTAGTTTTGCGTTTGGATTCGCAGGTCTATCTACCAAACTTACTTCTACGATTTGTCCATCAACAATACGACCATTAACTGCCTTTTGGTCGCGGACTACGCGTGGTGATTTAATGCCAATGCTAAATCCTTTGAGTACGCGTGACTTAACTTTCTTAACTGATACTGGGTCAACAACTAATGCTGTGATGTAGTGTCCATCAGATTTCTTTTCGTATTCTTCTGCAACGCCAGCCGCGATGTTGCTATGTTGTTCGCGGATATTGCCACCGGTCATAAACCATTCCGGCATAGCCTTATCCAACCAAACAGCATCACAAATCTGCTGGTCAATATCTAACGAATCATCAGTAGCCTTGCCATATACAGTAAGAGTGCCATCGGCATTCTCATCCATCTTGACAATGCCAGCATAGATGTTGGCTGTTTTCATATCATTCCTTTACTCGTTAATGAACTGAGTATCTACTACATACGGGGCTATGTCACACATACAATTCGGATGAACTGGTGGATTTCCGTTGGGAAATTCTTGTCCCAATTGTAACGGACTTGCGGCTTCATTTTCAGCACATGCGTCACATGGGTCTGCGACAAGATATTCCACCATCTCAACGCCTGACTCACGATAGAGGTCCATAGATGCTTCTACGACTGCGTAAGATGTTTCAGTTTGGGCTATCATTAAAGACCGAACTGGGTCGTCTATCATTTCGTCAATTAAGATAGCCGCGCGTCTTGGTGTAACGCCTTCGGCAAGTGTCTGAGCCAATATGGTGCCAATACGCTTAACTGTGGTCATAGTTATCTCATCTGACATTACATTTCCGCGATTTAGCAAGTCATAAAGCAAACTCGTTGGTCGTAGTCTTAATGCCGCGGCACGATTACCCGGACGCCAATTAGACCAATTCATTCTTAATGAGCGTAATAATTCATCTTTGGTTGGTGCGACTTTACGCACACGAGCCTTGCGTGCTATCTGATACAAACTTAAATCTGTGCCAAGAATAACGCTATCCGCATAGACTCCTGTTAATGCGTTACGCATTGGGCGAGTATTTACTATCACATGTGCTCGCGCCCAGTCGCGCGCTTGGTCCGGCGTAACACTACCTTCGCCGTTCGGATAATTTCTAAACCATGCTTCTACAATGTCTTGGACATTAACGCTTTCGCGTATTGCGTTACGAATTGCGCGTTGATGCCGAACAGCAAGGCGCGTTTTGAGACGCTTTGTGTTCGGTTTCATTTAAAGTCCTAGATACCTCTCCGCATACCAACGAGCCGATTCCTCGTCACCAATACTTAAGTATTTGTTAATGACCTCTGCGTATTCAGGTTCTATTTCGGCAAAGTTAAATGCTCGTTTGCGATTACCTTTGCGAATCCATTTTAAGAACGCTTTAATTTCCTTAGCCGCTTTATCCACTTCTTCTTCCTGCGGTTTCTCAACAGATTCTTCAGTAGGTTTTTTAACAGGCGCGCCAGTTTCGGTTGTTGGTTCTTCGCCAATAGTGAGTGGTGTGTCAGTTGGCGTAGCATCAGGACCTTCAAGAGCACTTGCTCCGGCTGCCGTTGCCGCATCTATAATCCCATCCGGACTTAAAAAGAAAAGCCCTGCGCCTGAGTGTAACATTGGCATGTCGGCTTGTGGGGTATCTAGTAGCGGTAAGCCCATTGCAGCGCGCGCTTCGTTTACTGTACGACCACCATTCTTCAACTCTATGTCGGTCTTTTGAGCCTCTGCGACTGTATTAGTTTTGGATTCAAACAAAATCTTAAACTCTAGTTCGCGTGGCATGCCAAGATAGATATAACACAAGTTAGAAATTTGTCGGCTAATCCATTGTGTTAATGGACCAATGCCGATAGACTCAGCAGATAACGATTCGCCCTCTTGTAATCCACTCGCACCTAACGAACCACTACCGCTAAAACCAATTTCGCTCGGTAATACACCAAAATGTCCGCAGATAGATGTTACAAGATATTTGTCTAATACATCCTTAAATTTCTCGCCATATCCATCAAACTGAACAGGCTTTACACCGGCAGGTAATAAGCGCGAACGCTTACGCTGTTGTGTTTGACCCGCTAAATCATCATTAAAAATGTTTTCATAAGCGCGTAACAATTCAGGGTTATTGCCAAATGTCGCATCGGTTTCAAACATTAACTCAGGCATCACGCCGTCTGTGTATTCAGCGCGAATCCATTGTTGTCTGCGTAGATAAATATCTGCTAATGGTAATGCTCGCTCAACTGGGCTAAATCCGTAGATAGTCCATGCCCGGCGATTCTTTACCAAATAAGTTAATTCATCAGCAGTAAATTCTCCATCAGCATCTTCCATCTCCATCGGAGCCATAAACTCACTACGAGGAAATCCATATAGAATTTGTTGATATGCCGGATTTGGCGGTTGTGGGCGCATACCGCGGTCGTCAATAAGCGGTTTAATGGTTGTACCATCTAATAATTGAAACCCGTATAGTTCGCCACCTACGCTTTGTTGTGGCCATATTGCAACCGCATCTAAGACCAAATTATCTTCTAAAAAGATATTCATCCAGTCCGCATAGGTGTAACCATTTGCTTTGTCGGGTTGTTCCCAAAATGTGCGCACACGAGCAATATCTTCCGTGTATTTTTGTCGCGCACTTGCCATCGCGCGAACATGGTCTTTTCCTGCTTCAGCAGAAATACGCTCAGAAGCATCCTCGCTGAGAACAATATCCCAAGACATACCAGTTATTTTGTTTTTTACTACTTCTAAACATCTGCGAATAATGTCTACTTGGTCGGCGGTGGCACGAAGCGTCTTGAAAGGTATAAGGCGCGTCTCAGTAATGTTAATGTTGCCGGCGACTTGATATTCATATCTGCGTGGGTCAGGACGACCATCATCGCGAACAGGGTTAATTGCACCCGGAACTATTGGTTGTCCCGGCGTAAAAGGAACATTTGGCCAAATAGGATTACGCGGTAACCCTACGCTTTGACCGTATGTCTGATTCATAGGACTAGAGCGGTTTACCATTTCCTGCTCAGTTAAAGTAACTGAACCGGCAGGTAGCCGAGGAGCCTTCTGTATTTCCTCGGCAACCGCTCGTGCTAATCTGTCTAACAGACCCACGCTATGCCTCCTAAGCGTGTACGACTACACGATATTGATTTGAAGTTGGTGCTACGGAGAACTGTACAGTAATCGCGGTGGTTGATGTATGTTCAACATCGCAAACTACTTCTGCGTATGGTGAAGCATTATCATAAACGCTGACGATAACATCGCGAGTGCCGAGGTTGTGAGTTACTGTGAATGAAGTCGCTGAACCATTTCCTACGCTTGCCGCATATTTGCGAACAGCGATAGCAGTATCAAGAGCGAATCCTGATGCTCCAACAGTAAGACCACCGCTAGAAACAACTACGCCTGAAAAATCAGAGCCAACGAGTTGAACACCATTAGATGCCGTGTATGTGCCAGCACCCGAGAACTGTTGCCAAGTAATGGCTGTCGTTCCAACAGTAACGCTGGTGGTTGTTTGAACCCAACCAGTGTTATCCCATGTAGTTCCGCCAGTAACGAATACGAAATCGCCACCTTGAATTTCTGCTGATGTGTCAAAGTCAGTAGCGCGAGTAAGAACCCAGTTAGTTGAAATTGTGCCAACTGTTGTAACTGTGTAAATACCATTCTGTGATGCTGTGCTTTGATTTTTGACTAATACGCGGTCAGATACAGAGAGCGTTACGCCGTCAATAACGAGTGCTGCTTGCGTTCCTGCGTTAGTAAGAGTTGCACCGACACCCGAAGTTCCGTTGTCGTAGTTAGCGTTCAAATTAGCAGTTGTTGCGGCAACTACTGACGCATGAATATGTAGTCCTTCGGCTACGCCATCAACATATCCTTTAGTTGCGGCATCTGTTGAAGCAGTTGGAGTAGCGAGGTTAGTAATCTTGTAACTGTTGAGGCTTATGTCTGCCAACGGAACGGCGAGCGCAGATAGATTAATGGTGCTGTGTGCGCTGTTGTCGTGAGTAGGAGTTCCGTGTGTATGGTCAGAACGCGAAACGCTTGTTGCTGTTCCGTTCGCGCTAGCAGTACCGAAAGTTGTTTCAGCGGTGACATTACCGAATGCTGGCATCGCGTGAGCATGGTCGTC